AGATTTTGAAGACAACTATTTTGAGTTAGGTCCTTGGAACACTGACGATTACAGAGATCAGGTTGCATTCCCAACTGTAGCAGAGGAGTCAGGGTATGCAGAAGGGCTGGTCAAGTATTTTATACCACAGAATAAACTAACATACATCGAACCTGATGAATTTATCCTTGAGATTCTAGATCCTTTAGGTTATGATATAAACGACTACACTACTTCCGGTGAGTTCTACACCTTCTTCAAAGACACTTTATACCCACAGCTTTCTAACGGAGAAGGTTCGTACTTCACAGCACCTGCGGCAGCTAAAGGAGTTTTCACGGACTTACATATCCTTACAAACTTCAAGTTCGGTTCTGATTACAAAAGCACTCTTAGGTATCTTATAAACTCTCTCGGCCTGTTTCAATTAATGAACTACAGGTTCTCTTCACTATGGGATAGTATACGAGAAGAAGTAGCCAAGATATTTACCAGAAAGATTTATATAGAAAATACTCCTATAACTATACTCGACGCTGTTAATGTTCTCAAGGCCATTGAGTTTAACAATCAGCCATCGAATATAGCGAACGCAGACAAATCTATATTCTACCCTATATTCTCTCCTGAAGGCGATTTCGCAATAGATCAAACCGATACCTATCTAAGCGGAACTCAGTCACTAGAGAAACAATATGTATGGAACTCCATCCTGTACGGAATATCTCCAGAGGAACAGGACGATACCTTCGTAAAGGATTACCTTATAAGTTTCTTTGTTGATAAGCAAATACCTTCTAGAACTTTTACAGAGGGTCCTTTCCAAAAGTTCCTAAAAGCTGCGGGCTTCCTTATAGGAGATTTGGACAATGGGGCATTATCAATAGGCACTCTAAATTCAATAGAGAAATGTCCTGATAGATTATTGCCTTACCTAGCAGATACTATTGGTTGGAAGTTCTATACAATCAATGTTGATTCTTGGAGAAGACAGCTTAGAGAAGCCAGAGGTATTCTACAGAAGAAAGGAACTAGACAAGGTATCATTGATCTAGTTAAGGTAATACTTCCATCAAGCCCTATTGATTTCAGCACTGCATTCAAAGAATATCATGAGTCGTATATCCCTAACTTGATATACTTCATGCTGAAAACCGAATCTCCTTTATTAGCTTCAGAAGAAACTTGGACGCAGGATTTAGCAAACGAGTTCTGTAACGGAGAGTACAACCCATCCAATGTTGATGATAGTGTACGCTTCGTTGTTGATCATATACTATTGGAAGCCGCACATAAGTTCCCCAGTAACTTCATATACCAAGGGATAAACTTCCAAGTAGGTGACTCAAGATTTGTTTTCAACCATAGAGGAAGAAACTTTCACTTACCACCTTGGGAGTTTGAAGAGTTTTACGAAGAGTGCGATGTATCAGAAGACCTTGTTGAGTTCTTTACCGAGAAGCTATTCTGTCTAGGTGTTGATACTGCTCTAGCGGATCAGTTTAGAAATTACATACTTGATAACACTGTTCGTAATATACAGGACGAATACTATAACAACGGATTTGTTTTCCTCACCGATTCGCTAAAGCTGGCTCCCAACTATACGAAGATCATCTCAAATTATGATGAGCAGTTCTTTGATTACCTTCCTATGTGGAACGGTAAATCATCACAGTTTACATTCTCTGTGTCTTCAGGAACATTTGAGGATGATTTCAAAATCCTAGGAGCATTCACTAGGTACGACTTCTTCAACTCCTTAGAAGCTATACGCGATTTTATACCAGCCAAGGTAGATGAGAGGATTGATGTTTCATTAAAAGGGTCTGAGTATCTAGTAACCTTTGACAAGATCCACCCAAGATTAATATACCCCTCCGTAGATCTTCCAAACAAGAACGGGGCGATGGCTTCTTATGAGGACTCGACTATAGATATGGATGATCCTTATCTAGGTCTTATTGGAGATGGGAGACGAGACAACTACGACTTCGCCAACACACCAACAAGAAACAACCACCAGAACCTTACAGTATTCAAGAGAGAAGAAATAACCTATGAGAGAAAGCAACAAGACGCTGCTTGGAAGGATAATAAATCTCCTCACACCATAGTTTATAACGATGATAACTACAACTCTTTGGCGTGGAAGGAAGAACCTAGCGTTCCAGAAAGAACAGCACTGAGAAGACGCAACTTTGAAAAGGTTCTTTCTAAGGGTAATCTGTTTACTAGAACAGGTTTCAACCCTCCTATGTTCTTGAACAGAGTAACTGTTAAAGAAGGGTACAATGATATAGACAGGGAGTACATGCCTCTAGGTCTTATACCATCTTCCATGGAATTCGAGAAGATACTAGACCATGTAGACCTCCCTGCTGTTTACGATCACTGTGAGAACGCTGAATCAAACAGAATACACAACGGGTTCAGAACTAGCAACGCCTTCGAGAGCAGGAAGGGTACATACAGAACAGTAGATGGATTCATTGTAGATAAAGATAACTCTACAACCTCCCCCATAGAAGCTCGCTACAGAGACAACTTTGATTCTATCTACGACTTCATTTACAGCTTGGTTGATAAGAAGCTACTTCTAAAATCAGAGCTAACCTTTAGCCACAACAGCCATATCTTTGTTAACAGTTTCTGGAAGGACGCTATTGATAGTATAAAATCAGCGTACTGGAATGATTACGACTTCTCATTTGAGAAGGACTGGCACGACATAGGGTTTGATGTTTACAGCAGGGTTCCTAACGAGGACAACAAGGGCATAAACTATCTGTACCAGAACAACTATGTAATGAACGGTAACGGAAGAGAGAATGTCTCCAGATCCGTTTTAGATGATCTAGAATATGGAGGTTCTTCCATAGTATCTCATGTATATGGTCCTATCTTTTGGAATGGTTTGATTCAGTTTGATGGTAAGAATCTTCCTCAAGGTCAAAAATCATCTAACATAGGAGTTGAAAGAGAGTTTGAACTATCATTATTTCCATCTATACAGAAGACAGCTTCCGAAGATTTCGCTTTCTACGACAACGAAAGATCAGTAATAACCCTCTTGAGTGGAGTGGAGATTGTTGACAGAAAGTTCTCTAACGATGAGCCCGCTCCAAAGAAAACCCTAGTATCTATTTACAACCTTCAAGAGAATGGAGGTTTCTTACCAGAAGACCTGAGCATCATAGGTAAGAATAATCTTACCATGAAGTCGTTTAATGGTAACCCTAGGTTGAGGTTTAGTTTCGACTACGACCTTCTAGGAAACAACTACCTAGAGCCAGAGGACAAGTTCTCTGTTGAGGTAAGCTCGTTATACCTTAAAGATGATTTTACAACCTTAGCCAAATCAGTTCATATTATGATTAGAACTGAGGTAGAGGAAGACGCTAAAGGTAATAAAGTTTTCTGGTGTTTCACCAAGAACAACAAGTGGGAATACTTTAACTATAGCGACTTTGATTCTCTAAACCCAACAGACAAACTAAACAAGTTCTACCACAAAAAGGTGCATACCAGCAAGGAACTTGAGATAAGTTACTTAAAGTGTTATCCTACCATACCTATAAAGGAATCCATATACTCTGTTAAGAATGATGATTTTGAAGTGAGTAGAGTTGAGTTTAATACACTTAACAGAGTTATTAAACTGGATATGGATTACTACACTGCCCAAGGACAGGTTCATAGGAAGGATCAAAGGTATGTTGTAGAGGTTGTTCCTGAAAAGGACGAAGACCCCGAAAGATATTGGATAAGGAGACTGTGGATGAAATCATCTTCAACTCAAAGAATACTCGTGACCGTCTCATTCTTGAACTTCAAGCACGGTGTGGACTCAGGATCGGAGAAGTATTGAATCTCAAAGTGTCTGACGTATCTGGACGGAAGTTAATGTTACAGGAACCAAAATCGGGGCGAGAGGTTGAGGTGGCTTTCATGCCTGAACATATTGCAACTCGTTTAGCTGACTATATCGTAACTAAAAATCTATCCCCAAGTGATAAGGTCTTTAATGTCTGCTATACGACAGTTAGAAATCTGGTAACGAGTCTCGGGAAGAAACTGAATGTTCAGATATCACCTCATGATCTTCGGAGACATTCTGCTACATATGCGAGCAGAAATGGAGTTCCTCTGGAGATTATCTCAAAGGTGATCCTTAGGCATCAAGACCTGAAGACTACTCAGGTATATCTCGGGAAGGTTAGTGATACAGAAGCCATCCGGTGGATGGATGTCCTGCACGGGAAATAAACCCTAATCTATGTTCTGGGGTCTGCAGTATCCCAAGATCTGAGCATAGTAAAACTACT